GACGGCATCATAGCAGATGGAGCAATACGTTCGGGCAAGACAGTCTCTATGTCGTTGTCTTTTGTGATGTGGGCGATGGAATCGTTTGACGGTCAGAACTTTGGTATGTGTGGAAAGACAATTGGCTCTTTCAGACGAAATGTACTCTTTTGGTTGAAACTAATGCTAATAAGCCGAGGATATAAAGTTGAAGACCATCGTTCCGATAATTTAGTTATCGTCAAAAGAAAAGGAAAAGAGAATTACTTCTACATCTTCGGGGGAAAAGATGAAAGCTCGCAGGATCTTATCCAGGGAATCACTTTAGCCGGGGTCTTTTTTGATGAAGTTGCCTTGATGCCAGAGTCCTTTGCCAACCAGGCAACAGGACGATGCTCAGTAGATGGCTCAAAATACTGGTTTAACTGCAATCCAGATGGGCCATATCACTGGTTCAAACAAAACTGGATAAATAAATCAACGAGCTACTTAGGAAAAGAGCAAACAAAGAAAATCAAAGAGGAAGCGGCCCAAAAAGGAAAAGCTCATGGACTAAAAGAAATCTTGTACTTGCACTTTACAATGGACGACAATCTTTCTTTGTCGGAGAAGATTAAGCAAAGATATCGTGCGATGTACACAGGAGTTTTCTTCAAACGATACATCAAAGGACTATGGGCAGCGGCGGAAGGCATTATTTACGATATGTTCGATGAAAAGAAACATGTAAAAGATATCCGGGAATTCTATAGCTTGCTGATAAATAAAAATCGCTATGTTTCCTGCGACTATGGAACCCAGAACGCTACAGTATTTCTTTTATGGAACAAAGGCGTGGATGGAGTTTGGTACTGCACAAGAGAGTATTATTATTCTGGCCGAGATAAAGGTAAACAGAAAACAGACTCAGAATACGCAGACGATCTAAAAGAATGGCTTGACGGGACACAGATAAAAGCAATCATCGTAGACCCTTCCGCAGCTTCCTTTATTGCAGAGTTGCGAAAACGAGGTTACAAAGTACTCAAAGCAAAAAATGATGTACTGGACGGAATTCGTCTCGTAGGAACATTATTAAATCTTTGCAAGATTTGTTTTGAGAAGTCCTGTACGAATACAATCGGAGAATTTGCTTCTTACATCTGGGATGAAAAAGCCTTAGAGCATGGGGAAGATAAACCGGTGAAACAGTTCGACCACGGATGCGATGCAGCACGTTACTTTTGTTCTACGATATTAGGCAATAGGGTAGCGAGAATGAAGAAAGCTAAGATAAGAAGGTGAGAACAATATATACATTTACAATACCAAGAGAACGATTTGACGAGAGTAGCCCGGACAAACAGATGCTCCGTCAATTAATCAGTAAACATATCAGCCTGGCAAGCAAACTTAGGAAAAATATAGAATACTACGAGGGCAAACATAAAATACTTGGAGACACCGAACGGGAAAATAAACTTGTATGTAATCATGCAAAAGATATCTCTGACACAGTAGTAAGCTACTTCATCGGCAACCCAGTCTCCTATAAATCTTCTGCTGACATTACAGTACTAACGGATGCTTTAGAGGATGCGGGAGCGGATGAAGCGGACGGAGACAATGGATTAGAGCTTTCTATCTACGGATTAGCCTATGAATATATTTATGTGAAGGAGAATGAAACAACTCTCTGCATTAAAAATATCTCAGCAGAGAATACTTTCATGGTAAAGGATGACAGCATTGAGGAGAATGAGCTCTTTGCTGTCTATTATTATGTCAAGAAAGATGATTCCGGAAGATCTCCAGACCACTACATGGCAACAGTTGTGACAGTGAATTATAAATATGAGTTAGATATTGAAAATACCCCAACGATACAGCCAACAACGGAAGTTCCATATATTCATCACATGGGAGAGATACCGATCATCGAATACCAGAACAATAAATTGGCGATTGGAGACTTTGAACTACAGATTCCCCTTATTGATGCATATAACGCACTGATGAGTGACCGTATCACCGATAAAGAGCAATTCATTGATGCGATTTTGGCAATTTACGGTACATTACTTGCGGACGATACGGTAACGGACGATGAGGGGAAAGAAGAAGACGGCATTAAAACAGCAATGCAGAAAGTGAAACAGCGAAAGGTATTAGAAATGCCAGGCGAGGGAGCGAAAGCGGAGTATCTCACCAGAACATTCGATGAGAGCGGCGTGGAAATCTTAAAGAAAGCAATCGAACAGGACATCCATAAATTCTCCCATATCCCTTGTATGACAGACGAATCCTTCGGTGGAAATGTCAGCGGTGTGGCGATGGAGTTTAAACTATTGGGCATGGAGAATATCACAAAGATTAAAACCCGCTATTATAAAAAGGGACTTCGAAAGAGACTTCGTATCTTTGCTAATTTTCTCAACCTGAAAGGACAGCAGATAGACATATCCGGGATTGCCCCAACGTTTACACGAGCCTTACCAAAGAATCTTCTTGAAATCTCCCAGATCATAGCAAACCTCTGGGGAAAAGTAAGTCGAAAGACATTACTTTCTCAGATTCCTTTCGTGGAAGATGTTGACGAAGAGTTAAAAGCATTAGACGAAGAGGAAGAGAAAGCGATCGAAAAGCAGCAGGCACTATTTGGTATGCAGGAAAATACACCACCGGGTAACAAAGATACAAAGGATGATGTAGATGAGTGATTACTGGGAGAATAGAGCGGCATGGGACATGTATCATGCAATGGAAGACGCAGAAAGGACTGCACAGAAAATAGCAAGGATTTACCGAAAAACATTGACCCAGCTAACCTATGCAGCCAGAGATGTATTTGATAAGTACCGTAAAGATTACGGACTTTCTGAAGTAGAGGCATGGGAACTCTTAAATAAGATGCAGGATAAAGCGTCCATAGATGAACTCTTATTAGCTCTCAGAAACGAGAAAACAAGAAAAGGAAGACAGGACATCCTAAAAGTATTAGAAGCTCCGGCATACACCAGCAGGATAGAGAGATTTAAAGATATGATGCAGCAGGTAGATTTCTTGATGCAAAATGTATATGAACAAGAAAAACAGTTTGACACAACATTTTTTGAGAATCTGGCCAGAGACAGCTACTATAAAACCATTTATAATACCCAACGACAGACAGGCTATGGATTTGCTTTTTCTAATATTTCTGAAAAAGAGATAGCTCATGCATTGTCAATAAATTGGTCTGGTAAACACTATTCCAAACGCATCTGGAAGAACACGCAAAACCTTGCAGAAGCACTAAAGGAAGAGATGATAATAAGCCTCCTCACAGAAAGAACTGACAGGGAAACAACACAGACCTTTGAGAAAACATTTCATACTGGCATGATACAGGCGAGACGATTAGTAAGAACAGAGTCAGCCTTTGTACATGGAGAACTGCAAAAGAGGGCCTACAAAGAAGCGGGAATAAAAAAATATCGTTATGTGGCAATTTTGGACTTAAGGACCAGCGAATTGTGTCGGGGATTAGACGGTAAAATATTCTCGGTGTCAGAAGCAATGACCGGGAAGAATTACCCGCCAATGCATCCATGGTGCCGTTCCACGACGATAAACATTGTAGATGATGAAATCCTCAAAAACATGAAAAGAAACGCCTACGACCCCGAAACGGGGCGTACAATAAAGATTCCTGCCAATATGACTTACAAAGAGTGGTACAAGCAATATGTTGAAGGCAAGCCAAAAGCCGAAGCGCAAGAAAAGGCGGTAAAAAACGCAGCCAAAGACCGAAGACAATTTGACGCATATCAAAAAGTTTTAGGAAAAGATATGCCGAAACATTTTGCAGACTTCCAGGAAATGAAGTATAATGAACCTGAAAAATGGGAACAACTCAAAGCATTAAAACAATACTTTGAAAAGAATCCTGGAAACACTAAGACAGATTATGAGATTGGAAAGGCTCTCAAAGATTCTGGTATTAAAGGAATTCCAAAAGTAAATCCAGAAAAGATAGATGTTTCTGATTATACATACGATACAAATCATATCAATGCAGAACGGGCACATATGGTTAGACGCGAAGAGGCAGAAAACTTTATAAAAAAATCAGACATTTCACTTACCAGATGGAATGGACGGTTTGTAAACTATTATAGCAAAGATGGAGCGGCATATGTAGACGTAGAAAATAAAAATATAAGAACAGCTTTTTCGAGTAAAGAATTTGATGAGAACACTTTGAAAATCAGGAAGGCGGTGGAAAAATATGCAGGAGGAAATCATGTGTCCAATATTCAAAAAAACGATTGATGATGCATTATGCTATGATATTCACATGGTTACAGAGGGACTTGCTCCTGATTGGACAGTGCCGGAAAGAGTGCTTTTAGTACCTGAATATAAAGAAATTTGCATGAGATGTAAAAATCATAAGGAATAGTACCACTTATCAGAAAAGGATAGGTGGTATTTTTATTCCAGAAAGGAGGTTACATGGGAGTATTTAAGATGCAGCGGAAAGCAGTCACAGCAAATACAGAATATGCTTTTAAATTTGATGTGACGGGAAGAGAGTTTCTTGTGAAGAATCTTACAGAAGGCGACATTTATGCCGGATTTACCGCAGGAGAAAAAAACAATGAAAGATTACTGATTCCAGCCGGAACGGCACAGGTTGTAACAGGAATGACAATCAAAGGCTCTGATACAATCTATATTTTTTCAACCGTTACCCATGGGAAGGGGGTAGAAGTACAATGTCTGAGCTGGTAGCATATGGATTCATAGGCAAAGACAAAGATGTTTTATACCGAATGGGAGTGAGAAAGACTTACCCTTATATCCTTGTCTTAGGTGGCAAGGCATTACTCCTCGGTGGTAAATGTTTAATTGTTAATTATTAGCACGTTAAATACAAAAGAGTGTTTAAGGTGCTATTTTATACCTATTTTTAAGAAAGAGAGGGCGAAGAACATGAAGAAATTATTTATCAGTCAGCCAATGAATGGCAAAGCAGACGAGGAGATTCTTGCAGAGCGAAAGGTGGCAATCAAAGCAGCAGAAGAGTTGTTGAGAGAACCTGTAGAGGTTATTGATTCTTTCTTCCGGTCAGCACCGGTAGGAGCAAAACCACTGTGGTTTCTTGGAAAGTCCCTGGAGCTTTTATCTGATGCTGATATCGCCTATTTTGCAAAAGACTGGCAGAAAGCAAGAGGATGCAAGATTGAGCACGAGTGTGCAGTTAAGTATGGAATTCCGAGGATTGAACATGCGTAGGAGGCAAGGGATGGGAAACGAAGAATTTTTAAGGCTTTGTAAGGAAAAAGTAGCTGAATATACAAATTCACACATGGATAAGACCGATGGAAAACAGATCACAGCACAGGATGTGTACGTGGTATGGAGTTGTAAGACATTACAGAACAGCAAAGCACTTCTGAGCACGACTGTGCCGGATGGAATGTATTATGAGCTGACATATAACGGAGATAAGCACGAGTTATACTTTGATGCTTATAAGAAATTTCAGAACATGTGTTTTAAACTGTAATTGCGCCGGCACAAGAAAGGAGACAAGTGATGAAAGTCAAAGTCATTAAACGATACAGCGATGTTGCATTAAACAAAATCAAAGAAAAAGACGATGTCTTTGAAGTAAGTAAAGAACGTGCCGAGCATCTTGTAAAAGAAGGCATGGTGGAGATTATCAAAGAAGGAAAGGAAACACAGAAATGAAAAAGAAGATTTTAGCAGCAGTAACAGTAGTAATGTTAGCCGCAGGAGCATTAGTGGGGTGCACAGAAGCAAGTCAGGTATCCAATAACGTCTCACAAGAAGCGGATAACTTCAATGTCTTAAGAAGATTTGCAGTTATCAACACAAGAACAGACAAAGTGGAATTTGAACTTGTCGGAGCCTTTTCCTTAGATGCTTCCGATAGCAAGAAAATCAGCTTAATCTGCGAAATGGAAGACGGGACTTACAAGAAACAGATTATTGGTCTGAATAGAGATTCCATGTATGTGATTGAAGATTTAGGCGGTGCAAAGGTAAACAAATATAAGTACGAAGTAAATTATATTCCAGAATCTATTGTACCGTTTACAATTACAAACAAGAAGTAGGAGGTGATCCAAATATCTCCCTAAAAGACGCAGGGTGAAGCGTCTTATTTTTATGTCTTTTTCCGTCAGACGTTAAAGAAACGGGCAACTTCAAAACTGAATGGTCTGGGCACAAATGTGAATTGGCTGGGCGGAAAGGAAGAACAATGAAAGAATTTAAACACGAACACAAAATGGAAATGAGATTACAGTTTTTTGCTGATCCAGGAAACGGTAGTGGAACCGAAGGTGGGGACGATAACGGAGCTGGGACGGGAACAGTATCATTTGATGATTTTCTGGCACAGGAAGGGAATCAGGCAGAGTTTGACCGCAGAGTACAGAAAGCAGTGAATACAGCTGTAGGAAAGGCACAGGAGAAGTGGGAAGCCTTAACAGATGATAAGCTTTCCGAAGCGGAAAAGCTGGCTAAAATGACAAAAGATGAACAGAAAACTTACATGCAGAATAAGAAAGACAAAGAACTTTCTGAAAGAGAGCAGAAAGTGGCAAGAGCGGAACTGATGGCAGAAGCAAAAAATACCTTAACTTCTGATGGTCTTCCAGTAGAACTTGCAGAGGTTCTTGATTATACGGATGCAGATTCTTGCAAAAAGTCAATGCAGACTGTAAAAGATACCTTCCAGAAGGCAGTAGAAGTAGCAGTCGATGAAAAATTAAAAGGCGATAAGCCACCAAAGAAAGCAACAGAGACAGGTGGACAGGACAACCTTGAAAAGCAGGTTTACAATGCAATGATGGGTATTTATAACTAAAAAGGAGAGTGAGAATATATGGCAATCAATACATTAGCAACAGCAACATTATTCATGACAATGCTTGATAAGATAGCGGTAAGGGAAGCTACAACCGGATGGATGGATGCTAATGCTGGACAGGTACTTTATAACGGAGGAGCGGAAGTTAAGATTCCCAAAATGAATATTCAGGGAATGGGAGATTACGACCGTGAGGCTGGATACCAGCGCGGCTCCGTTACGCTGGAGTATGAAACAAGAAAAATGACGCAGGATCGTGGACGTTTATTCCAGTTAGACCCAATGGATATTAATGAATCTAACTTTATCCCGACAGCAGGAGCGGCAATGGGAGAATTTCAGAGAACACAGGTGATTCCCGAAATTGATGCGTATCGTATTTCGAAGATTGCAACGGAAGTTCTTACGGCAAATAAAGCCGGCATGATTGGCAAAGGTTACACACCGGGAGGAACAGGAACTTCGGCTCTTCGTAAGATTAAAGAAGGAATCAAGGCAATAAGAGAAAACGGTTACAATGGACCGTTAATCTGTCAGGCAACAGAAAATTTCATCATGGAATTAGAGCTGGAGCTTTCAGATAAAATCAGAGTGACAACATTTTCTAAGGGAGGCATTCAGACAGAGGTGCCATCCGTAGATAAAGTTCCAATTATCGGAACTCCTTCAAACTGTATGTATAGCACGATTAAGTTAAATGATGGAAAAACTTCTGGACAGGAAAAGGGTGGATACGAGAAAGGCACATCTGCGAAGAATTTAAATTTCTTCATTTGCCCAGTAACCACACCAATCGCAGTCACAAAACAGGATATCATGCGTATCTTTGACCCAGCAGTAAACCAGAAGCTGAATGCTTGGCAGATGGATTACAGACGTTTCCATGACATTTGGGTATTAGATAACAAATTAGATTCTATCTATATCAGCATCAAGGAGGCATCATAATGAGATTGATTAATGAAAATGTAGAAAGAGAAGCGGAAGGTGCAGATATTCAGAAGTGGAAAAACAGAGGCTATGCTGAATTAGAGACAGAGGAAATTCCTTCTGATTCAGCAGAAGACAATTCAGAAACAGAGGATTCCTCATCTAAGGAAGATAAACAGAACTTAGAAGCGCTTACCATACAGGAATTGAAAGAACTCGCAAAGTCAAAAGGTTTAGAGGGGACAAGTTCCTTAAATAAGCAGCAGCTTATTGATGTATTAAAGGAGGAGTAATGTGCAGGAAGATGTAGAAATCTTAAAAGTCCTTACTGGATGCACAGACGAATCTCTATTAGGAGTTCTATTAGAGGATGCAAAAGAAACGGTTCTTTCTTACACAAACAGAAAAAATTTGATTCCTCAGCTAAGAAAACCGATGCGGGATCTTGCTCTGATTGCTTATAACAGACGGGGAACCGAAGGGGAAAAGAACCGGAGCGAGGGTGGGGAGTCTTATAGTTTTGATGATGCACCAAAACAGATTTATGATATTTTAAATCGTTACCGGCTTGCCCGTGTGGGAGGAAAAGTTTATGAGGCTTCGGGAGAATAGACTGCATACATATTACCACCGAAAGAGGATTGTAGAAAAAGATAACGAAGGCTGCGTAACAGAACGGTACGATTTAGATGTGCCGTTCCGGGGTGAATATTGGCCAGCGTCAGGAAAAGTACAGGCGGAACAATATGGCAGTCGCTTAAACTATATCAAGAATCTTCGCATAGCAGAAGGTTACAGAATTGAACCAGACGAAGATGGACACCTGCACTATATTCTTGATAGTGGCATTGACATTCAAGAACTTGATGGAATCAGTCTCTATCAGGCGATAGAAAAAGAAAGAGCTTTCGAACCGAAACTATTATGTATCGGTAGCAAAGCTCTTATTTTGGGTGGCAAAGCGGTTCTTTTTCACACGAAAACAAGGATCGTCTACAAAGCAGACCATAAAGTCGTAGCGATAAAACCATATCGTTTTCTCACGCTGGAGGTGGAAAGCCTATGGCAGTAGAGGGAATGGAAGAACTCGGCAGGAAATTAAGAGAACTTGCACAAACAAACCTTACGCAGGCAACAGCACAGGCGATTGAAATAGTAAGGTCGGCAGCAGTCTTAAATTGCCATGAAGACACCGGAGAACTTAGACAGAGCATCCACACAGAAGTAAGGCAAAACGGTGACACTGTACAGGGCATATGTTACACAAATAAAGCCTATGCCCCGTATATTGAGTTTGGTACAGGCAAAAAGGGACAGGAACATCATGCCGGGATTTCTCCAGATATCTCACCAGTTTATAAGATGTCCCCGTGGTGGATTCATGAAAGCCAGGTAGATAGAAGGGTAGCGGAAAAATACCGCTGGTTTTACATTGACACATCACAGGGGCGTTTTTATCAGTGCACAGGTAATCCTGCTTACCCTTTTATGTATCCAGCCTTAAAGGATAACGAAAAAGAAGTCTTGAGTGCATTTAGAACAGGATTTAAAGCAGAAATGAAAGGAAAATAAATGAAAAATGTAAAAGACCAGATTTACGCTGCACTGTGTAAAGTAGCAGATAACGTCACAGACGTTTATCCTGCAAACTGGGCGCAGTTCCCGGTGATCCAGTACACTGAGGAAGACAACAGCGTTATTGAACGCACAGACAACAAAGAAGACAAAGCAAAAGTCAGATACCGCATTGATATCTGGCATAACAAGAGTACGTCCGAGACGGCAATGCAGGTGGACAAAGAAATCGCAACACTTGGTTTAGTACGAACGGCCTGTATGGATGTGCCTGACCCTTCGGGACTCAAACATAAACAGATGAGGTATGAAGGGATCATTGATATGGATTCAGACCTTGTATATTGGAATAATTAGGAGGCGAACATATGTTAGCAAATGGAACGAAATTAGGCTACAAAGCCAGCGGCGCGGAATCTGCATTTAAGGATCTTCCTGGATTAAAAGAAATCCCGGAAATGGGAGAAGATATTGAAAAAGTAGATAATACTTGTTTAACAGATCCCCATAAAGTATATGAAAAGGGAATTGGGGATTTATCGGATATGAAGTACAAGTTTAAGTATGATAATACCAACGTAGAATCTCCGTACAGAGCTTTAAGCGCGGCAGCGGATAAGGGAACAGTATTGACTTTTCAGGAAACACTTCCAGACAAGACAATAACAGAATTTACAGGACAGGTAGCAGTAAAACGTACCGGCGGTGGAGTCAACGGTGTAATCGAATTTGAGGCAACTATCGCTGTACAGTCAATCAAACGTACAGACCCAGCATAGGAGGTAGAAGATGAACGAAAATCTTGGCGGATTAGATGAAGTAAATGAAACAGAAGAAAAAGTAGTAGAGATTGAAAAGAAGAGAAAGCCTTTTCATTATTGGACAGTAGCAGGCAGAGACTACAAGTTAAAACTGCAGGCAGGCTCTGTTGAAAGAGTAGAAAATAAATATCACCAGAACATCATAAACATGATTGATGAAATTCCACCCCTTTCTGTTATGCTGACAATCATTCAGGCGGCAATGGAAAACTGGGAACATAACATGAGTTATACAAAAATCAAAAAAATGTATGACACGTGGACAGAGGAAGATGGTGGAGATCAGTTCAGCCTTTATACAAAAGTCATCATCCCTACCCTGGTTGTTTCGGGTTTTTTCCCGGCAGAGCAGGTAGAGGACATCATGGAAGAGATGAAATAACTACCACAACAGAGTACCTGATGCATCTTTACCCAGAAGCGTTATATGCCGGAATCAGCCCGGAACGCTTCTGGAGGTTATCTCTTAATGAGATTATTGATTGTTTAGAAGCACATTACAAAAGAGAAAAAGAAAGAAGAAAACAAGTAATATGGGATAATTTTATCTTAGCAGAAACGATAACAGGAAACTTAGCTGCAGCTTTTTCAGAAGACGGGCAAGTAATAAAAGCTTGGGATTATTATCCTGAATTATTTGCGAAGGAAAAAGAACTAGACGATGAAAGAAGAAAACAGGAAGAATTAGAGCGATACAAAGAAGCTTGGCGAAAACGTATCGCTCAATTTGAGAGCCGGGAGTAATCCTGGCTTTTACTTTTGAAAGGAAGGAGGTGGAAATATGAGTGAAGACCTTGCAAAATTAAAGGTTACGATAGAAGGAGACTCGAAGTCTTTCAAAAGAGAGATGAGCCAGAGTGAGGCAGAAGCTAAGAAAGCTTGTAATGCCATCAAGAAAGCGATGAACAACATCAGTTTTAAAAATACAGCTGGAGATAAGTTGGCTGCCCCGTGGAAACAGGTAGGCAAAAGAATCAAGTCAACAATAACGGATATAAGAGCTGGTGAACTCAAAGAGTCTATGAAAGATTACGTGAAAGAAGCGCAATTAGCGGCAGGGATAAGAGTCTATACAGACGATTATTTAAGGATAAAAGATGATATTGACCGAACGAATAAATCTTTAGAGAAGCTTCAGCAAAAGAAACGTGATTTACAGGCAGGGAAAGAAGATACCTCTGGAATCGACACACAGATAGCAGCGACGCAGAGGCAGGCTCGCAGGTATAATTCAGACAGAATCACTATGATTGCAAGAGGACAAGATACAGAGCGAGTTACTTCAAGTAAATTAAGCAGCGGTAGCGGACTTGAAACAGCAGGAGCTACAGCATCGTATTCTTTAAAACAGATACCAGCGAAAATGAAAGAGATTACTTCGTCTATAAGTAATACTGTAAAGAATATCCCCGTGCTTGGAACAGTGATTAAAAATACCGCTTACATTGGTTCGAAAGCATTAGGTGGCTTACGGACCGCGGTAAATTTAGTTTCAAAAGGATGGGGCGGTATCAAAAGAGCAGTCGGAGGATTAAGGGCAGTATTTAATTCTGTGTCAACCGTTATTAGAAGAACTTCTGGAGCATTTGCCGCATTGATTCAGAAATTTACCTCTGGTATTCCTATTATAGGACGAGCCAGAAAGTCAATGAATGGAATGGGACAGTCCGGCAAAGGATTAAGAGGCATATTAAGCACACTTGGTATGACGGCGAGATTCATGTTTGCGAGCTTTGTCATACAAGGAGCGTTAAGTGGCGTAAAAGAAGGAATGCAGAACCTGTCTAAGTATAGTAAACAGACAAATGCAGACCTTTCGCTATTAATGTCATCACTTACACAACTTAAGAATTCCTTAGCCACTGCATTTGCCCCAATCCTTACAGTGATAACACCGATACTAAACGCTCTCATTCAGAAAATCATCACGGTAGTGAACGCGTTTGGACAGCTTACAGCAAGCTTGGCTGGACAGGGAACTTTCGTCAAGGCGAAGAAAGTTAACCAGGATTATGCAGCAAGTCTTGATAAGAGCTCGAAAAAGGCGAAAAATTTACAGCGCACCCTTATGGGATTTGACGAGATTAATAAGCTGGATGATAAGAACTCCTCCGATTCCTCCGGTGGCGGTTTAAGTCCGAACGATATGTTTGAGACAGTGAAAATCCCAAATAAATACAAAGACTTAGCCAAGATGTTGAAGGATGCCTGGGCAGAAGGAGACTTTACGAAAATCGGCCAGATGGTCGGAAAGAAAATCAATGAAGCCTTAGAGAGCATTCCGTGGGATAGAATCAAGAAGACGTGCAACAAGATAGCAAAAAGTATTGCAACCTTCCTAAATGGCTTTATCGAGACAGTAGACTGGGGATTAGTAGGAAATACAATCTCTCAAGGACTCAATACAGCATTTAGTTTTGCTAATACTTTTGCAAAGAATTTTCACTGGGACTCTCTTGGAAAAGCGGTTGGTGACGGCATCAACGGCGCAATGGAGGGGATTGACTGGGATCTGATTCAGGAAACAGTCCGAAATGTTGTAGGAGGCATTGTCACATTAATCAATACCTTTATTAAGACAACAAAGTGGAAACTTGTAGGAAAGACTATTGGCAATGGCTTAAATACAGCCCTGGAAGCAGTATATACGGCAGTTACAAACTTCAAGTGGAAGAAAGCTGGAAAAGCCCTTGCAGATGCAATAAATGGTCTGTTTGATACGTTTGACTGGGCAAAGGCCGGAAAAACACTCTCGAATGGAATCAAGGGAATATTAGATTTTGCGATAACTGCACTTGAAAATATAAAATGGGACAAAGCTGTAAAAGGCATTGAAAAATTTTTCGAGAACATTGATTGGACTGGTATAGCAAACAGGGTATTTGAGCTGATAGGAGCGGCATTTGGTGGACTGGCAGCACTTCTTGGCGGTTTGATTGGAGATGCAGTTAAGGGTGCGCAAAAATATTTTAAAAAGAAAATAGAAGAGTGTGGCGGCAACATTCCAAAAGGGATCCAAAAGGGAATCAAAGATGGAATAAAAAATATTGCCAAATGGATTAAAGACAATATTTTCAAACCATTCATTGATGGATTCAAAAAGGCTTTCGGAATACATTCTCCATCAACAGTTATGGCAGAGCAGGGCACTCATATTATTAGCGGACTTCTGAAAGGCCTTAAGGATAAAATAAAAGATGTCCTTTCGTGGATAGCAAAGCTCCCAGGTGAATTTAAAGAAAAGCTTGGCAATGCGAAAGAATGGCTAGTAGATAAAGGAAAAGATGCAATCGCCGGCATAAAGAATGGCTGGAATGCGGTAAAGAAATCAAACTTACTGGATCATGTAGCGAAGATTAAAAATGAGATTTATCAGAAGATAGGAGATGTGAAAGGTAAGGTAACTTCCCGCGGCAAAGAGGTTATTACTGGATTAAAAAATGGTCTGGACAATAACTGGAAGACAATGAACAACACTTTGTCAAATCTTCCTTCGAAAATCTCAAAGGCAATCCCCAACCTGTATAAAACCGGAAAGAATGCGATTCAGAACTTTGCAGATGGCTTTGCTTCCGTAAGGATTAAACTTCCTCATATTTCAACAACATGGAATAGTCACAATGTAGGAGGTCTAAGTTTTTCGACCCCTTCATTTTCCCTTAACTGGTATGCAAAAGGAGGTTTTCCTGATGCGGGAGAGATGTTTGTCGCACGAGAAAACGGCCCAGAGATGGTTGGACGAATCGGAAACAAGAACGCAGTTGCAAACAATAATCAGATTGTAGATGCTATCCGGGCAGGTGTATTTGAAGCGATGGTAAATGCTTTGGAAAGCTTTAATAGTGATAAGAATCAAAATACAGATGTACATATCTATCTGGAAGGTGATTCGAAAAAGTTATTCAAAGTCGTCAGAAAAGAAGGGCAGCAGTATCAAAAGTCAACCGGGAAACCGGTGTTTAGTTAGGAGGTGGGCAGATGAGTAACGAGCTAATTATTGGTGGTGTAACAATGCCCACTCTAAAGCTAAATGGCCTCACAATCACAAAAGAAAAAATCTGGTCTAAAAATACAGGAAGGGCAGCTAGCGGAGAAATGGTTGGTGATCTTATTGCCACGAAATATACTTTAAAATGCGCCTGGCCACCTCTGACGAGACAACAAGCTACGGTAATAGACAAAGCTATAAAGCCGGCATTTTTCAATGTTACATTTACGGATCCAGGCACAGATTCCAGAGTGACAAAGAAATTTTATGCAGGCTCGCCAACGTACCCTGTTTATAGCTATTACAAAGGCGTGAAAACATATCAAGGGGTAGCGGTAGATTTGATAGAAAAATAAGGAGGACATTATGTTAAAAGGAACAAGATCAACAACGTTAAGTTATAGTTCTATGATTGACGGAAAGACAGCAGTCTATATGACTGCACAGATTCCAGAGTCGGGCAAAAGTAACTGCAGCAAGAATATCCAGGACAAAGAGTTATATGAAGCAAATAAAACAGAATGCCGTAAGGATATGGCGGCATTTGATGAAATGCTTTATCAGATTGAAGATGGAGGAACTACAGATGAAGTTAAAGAATAGAGATATCGTTAATTTTATCAATGGATGCACAGCGTTAAAAGAAAAGAAACTCCCAATCAAGATTGGATATGCGGTTCACCGCAATATATTAAGTCTTGCCGAAGCGGCGGAAGCCTATAATGTCGCTCGCGAGAAAATTCTTGAGGAACATACAGAGAAAGACAGTGAAGGAAAGCCGGCTGTTAAAGATAATAGCTATGTATTTAAAGACACACAGAGATTCAATAAAGATTTAGAAGAACTTCTCGGTATCGATACGGAAGTGAATCTTCATACAATCTCAGAGAAAGATATCGAAAAATACGATGATTCCCGTTATGATGCCTTAACGCTTTCTGATATAGATACACTTTGCATCATGACTGAGACTGAGTAGGAGGTGGTCCTGTGTATCAGTCTACGAAAGCCTTCAATAATTTGATACAGCAGGATTCCAGAACATTTAAATGCCTGCTTACTTGTGATGATGTATCGATCGAGAATATAAAGAGTGTGAAATTTACCGGCGGTTCAGAGGGAGAAGATGATTTTTCACTCGGCTCTACAGTCTCACAATATGTCACCATAACAATGAGTTGCGCCGGCGCAATTGAGGGAAAAGAGTTCTTACTACAAATTGGCATGGATATAGATTCCGTAGAAGAATATATCCCAATCGGCTACTTTACCGCCGGAAAACCTTCCAAGAATGAGGAGCAGATAGAATTCGCCGCATATGACCGTATGATGCAAACAGAACGTCCTTTCTCGATAGACGGCACAACAACAGATACAATCTCGGTATTAAAAAAGATTGAAGAAATAACAAAAGTTCCGGTGGCAACATCGGGGCTTTCTTCTATTTCGATGCCAATCCCGAAAGGTTATAGCTGCCGAGAAACCCTGTCCTATATTGCTCAAATGTATGCCGGCTTTGCTGTATGTAATAGGCAAGGGCAAATTGAAATACACACTTACGAAGATAATAAGTACACCATAGGAACGGGACGCTACTGGGGCAATTTCGAACGTAATGATTATTTATTCACAGTAGACAGATTAACCTGCTACACAGGCCAGGACAAAGATGGAAATAGCATTTCTATTTCGTCCGGAAGTGGAGCAAGAACAATAAGTTTCTCCAATCCTTTCATGACACAGGGCATACTTGATAGTGCCTTTCAGAAGTTAAAGAGCTTCTCTTATATGCCGGGAACACTAAAAATGCTTGGTGACCCTAGATTAGACGTGTGGGACATCATCACGGTGGAAGATTTAAGCGGAGAGTCTTATAAAGTCCCTGTAGCCAAATTGGAGTGGGAATATGATGGAGGCTTAACATATTCTATCGAAGCGGCCGGACTGTCGGAAGCTGAGACAAATGACAGTTATAAAGGACCTCAGACAAAAGAAATGGAACGGTATTATGCACAACTTGTTATGATTGATACCGCAATGATTAACAAGCTTGACGCAGATACTGCAAAAATTACATATGCAACAATTAAAAATCTTGATGTTGTAAAAGAAAATGTGCAGGAAATTAACGGAGAACTCGGTAACTTTAAAAATCTTACAGCAAATAAATTTACAGCGATTGATGCGAAGATAACCAACTTAGATGTTAATCACGAGAAAGTAGGAATCCTGGAAGGCGAATACGCAAATTTAAAAAATGTGCTTATGGGCAATGCTGGAGTAGGAGATTTACAAAACATTCATCTGACATCTGAAAACGCTGTGATTGACTCAGCTTTAATCCGGACAGCAGTTATGCAGACGGTTTCTATTTCGGACTTACTGGCTGGAGATATCAGCACAAATAAATTTAGAATCTTATCGGATGATGGCGGCATCCTGATTCAAGGAGCAACGCAACAGTGGAAAGATGCAGACAGCGTGATAAGGATGCAAGCTGGCCAAGACGCGAATGGAGATTTTACTTTTGCCCTCTTTGATAAGACAGGCAAAGGAATTTTGATTGATTCTACGGGCATCAAAGAGGGGGCTATTGCAGATGGACTTATTGTAAATAAGATGGTCAGTGATGATGCAGCAATCTCAGCAAATAAGTTAGACATCGACAGCCTCTTTACAACAATCAATAACAGTGTTCAGACAATCAATAGCAGCCGAATCTGGTTTGATGAAAAGAATCAGACACTAAATCAAGTCTACACTCAAATGAGCGAAGACGTAGAATCGGCAAAAAACGAAGCCTCAAATGCAAGTCAGAAAATGACAAGCATCGAAACAGGACTCGAAGGCATCCGGGCAACTTTAAGTGAGACAACAAGTGAAGTCAAAGAAATATCTGATAAAACACTGATATACAACACACAGTATACTGATAACGGAGATGAGACCACTACAATCTCAGTAGTGCTGTATAAAGCAGGCAAAGACATCACAAGAGAATATCCGGAGAAAAATTACTCTTGGCGAAAAAAAACAGAATCTGGCCAAGAATTTCTTGGATATGGATATTCGATTACAGTAAACAATGAAGACTATATGTTCGGCGGAACAGTAGTTGGACGCTTTACAACATATAAACAATTAGCATTAATATTAAACGGCAAAATACTCATCTTGAGTAAAAAAGCAATATGCTTTAATGCCGAAGAATAGGAGGAAAATATTATGTCATTACCAGCAGATGGAGTAAACGCAAACACACTCGCAGAAACAACAACGATCCCAACAGGGAAAAAACTCATTTTTTTAGACCCAGATACGAACGAGGGAGGAATTATTACCCTTGAAAACCTGACAAAACAGATCTTATCAAGCCTGACCTCACAGACTTTTAATTTGGACCAAGGAAATAAGACATTATTAGCAGCCCTTAATGAATTAAATAGTAACGCTGTACCTAAAAAGCTTTTGTTTGAACATACGTCAATCGAGGAAACTTATAAAAAAGCTAAAGTAGGGATAAGTTTTTATAAAGCGCAAGGAGCATCAGATTTTCCGCTTCCTAACCCATTAACATTAATAATTAACGTAAAGAGCGGGGAAGAATGGGGAATGCAATACGCATTGACTTCGGTAGGAAAAATCTTTACTCGTCCAGTTAACAATGGTGTTTTTGCTGACTGGATTCAAGTTTAAATAGTAAGACTTCAATATATATACATGATCCTGCAAAAGGCACAAATATTACAATTCCTAATAATAAAATGGCGCTTGTTTCTTACTCGAAAATTACAAGTTCTAATATTTCTTACACAGGATTTGGAATAATTGTCAGCAGGGTACGAGATGAACTTACTGGAAAACTCACAGAAATACAATCGGTTGAAAACATATCGTTATCTTTAGAAGGGAATAAATTAATCGCTTCATCTGAAAGTTGGTTTCGAATAATAGTTACTGTTTTATAATTTTCCTCTTCCCATTTAATTTAATTATGAACAAAGCACTTTTTATGGCAAAATTAAGCCATAGGAGGTGCTTATTATGACTGAAATTGAGAAGATTCAGAGCAAAATTTTAATGAGAATGCAGGAAGTTTTAGACAATGAGCAATTACAGAAACTTGAGAACGTGCTTGTATTGGAATTTCATAATATTGAAGTAAAACAGGAATGTACAGATCTGGTAACTTCGGAGCGGCATTGGGAGAAAATACTTCGAACGTTCCTGGCAAGCAAAAGGATTGAAAATTGTTCGGAAGGTACACTAAAAAGCTATAATGATTGTGTAACACGACTGATAACAACATTGAATAAAAAATTACAAGACATCACAACGAATGACATACGGTATTATCTTGCTATGTATCAAGAGACACGGAAAATATCCATGTCTTATCTTGATACAATTAGAAGATATTTATCTAGCTTCTTTGCCTGGGTATCTGATGAAGGATATATAGCTAAGAATCCAATGAGAAGGCTAAAGAAGATAAAAGTACCGCAGGTGATTAAAAAGCCTTTTACACAAGCAGAAATGGAACATCTGCGGTGTAGTGCAGAATGTCAACGGGACATTGCAATTATGGAGTTTTTATACTCAACGGCAGCAAGAATAGGAGAGGTAATAAGATTAGACAGAAAAGATATAGACTGGAGCAATAAGGAGGTAATTATTTACGGAGAAAAGGGAAAGAAAGAACGAAAAGTGTATCTAACAGATGAGTGTGCATATCATCTGAAAAAATATCTGTTCGCAAGAACGGACATGAACCCGGCTCTGTTTGTGAGCAACAAGCAGCCACACAGCCGTCTGGGAAAGCAAGCAATACAGTCGATGTTGCGGACACTGGGTAAAAAGACAGGTATCCATGCTCATCCACATAAGTTCCGTAGGACGTTGCTTACAGACGCAGGGAACAGAGGTATTCCGTTACAGGAGATACAAGCTTACGCAGGTCATCAGAAACCAGACACGACCATGCTTTATGTAACTGTTAGCGAGGAAAACGTAAAAGCATCTTTTAGACGTTACATAGCCTAACGCAACGTTTTATAATGATTTTTCAAACCGGCAGAAATGGCGGTTTATTCTGCGTGGAAAGAAAAAGAAATTCAAGGGAGAAGGCAAGGAAAAAGAGGAGAAGCAGACTGCTAGGCTAAATGGGAAGTGGAAAATTATTTTCCGACAATGAGTACATCAAACTTTGGTAAATCTGCGTTTGCTAAAGCCTTGTTAGTTGCAATATCTCTAATCCTTAATCGGAGATTTGTAGGGGAAATCGAATCTACAGTTATACGATAAGGCGTTGCTAATTGCGAAGCAGCATTGGATAGGCAATAAGCTTTACTCACCGCAAACTTTCCGTAGACCGTCACAATCCCAACATCATTTGTTGTTCCTGCGACACAGACAATTTGAGCCTTACTATTTTATAAAGCTTTAATTGGTTACTTTTTCACCTGTTAATGCATACCAACCGTACCAGGCCCTATCATGATATGTACGAAAATAAAGTGTATTACGCTCCCTAAAAGGAGATATAGCAATTTCTAATTTTCTAGTTGCAAATCTTTGCGCATGTATTACAAACCAGAAATGTGCTGCAGTGGAAGTATCAGGGGCACTTGGATCGGAAGAAGGTGTAGTATTACCATATGAAATAGCATAAAATCCTGTTCTTTCGTTTTCTATATCAGCAAAAGATGAATTAATCTTGTGCTCCGTAATCGCATTACTATTTTATTCGGCAGAGAAGTACTTCCAGTCTGTCCAAGCAGTGCCATTTCTTTTTCGGCGTATAGCAATCTTATCACTTCCGAAAGAAAAAGCAATCTGGCAGTTAAAAGCATTGTTCGGATTCTGTTGAATAACAATACACCCATTGCTGCCGAGACTTTCAGGAAGGCCAACGGGATTGGTTGCTGTTCTCAATATTATTGCGTTAGGAGGATTATCTATATCATTTATACCTATCGCAGCAATCTGAGAACCCTTACTATTTAATGAAGATTTTTTTCCATGTATTACTGGACAAAGTTAATTTATTTCCTTCGATTGAAATATTAACGTCGCTAGTACTTGAACAAACGATAGAGACATCACTTTTTCGTGTTTCAGCTGCTGTTATAACTGTATACACATTTGCTGTTGATGGGGATATATTATTATTGCTCAATCCTGCTACAACAAGAAAATAACCAGTGTCGTATTTCAATTCAATAGTCAGCGCAACTCCCCCTTGGAGTACATACATTTTGTAAAAACTCTTACTATTTTATAGTGTTAAAAAATTTTACACATATAAGCTTTTGCATTTTCATCATCATTTCGAATGATAAGCTTATTCTGGATAGTCGTGCATGTTACAGTCTTTTCTGGTGCTGATACAGCTCTAACGAAAGCTTGAGCTCCATTTGAATTGGTATTTGCAAAATACATATTATTACCACAAAAAACAAGTGCAAATTTCAGAGCTCCGTTTATTGGTATTTCAGTAATATCTTTTTGCGCTGTAGTACCTGTTAAGGCGGCAGTCTTACTATTTTATAGCTCATGTACAGACAAAGCAATCCAGGAATTTTTAGATGTAACAGAACATGATTCGGTCTCTATCAATATGACTATAGACTCTGTTTCTTGAGCAAGCCACAGAGTCATCCCTTCTGCATCTTCTCTCTGCTTAGAACACACAATGCAGGCACGAATGCTTTTTATTGTGTCTTGGTCTATGTATTTAAAAAGAAGCACATAAGAATGTCTCATTTTGATTGGAAAGGTCATTGTTATTGACGGCTTTAATGTGAATATTCCTTCATACTTGCCATTACTATTTGATTCACAAAAGAATACAGAAAGGAGGTAGAAAACATGAGATTAGAACAAGAAGTAAACATATTCGCTAAAGATGCAATAAAAAGAAGATTTCTAGCTGCAGAGACATCCGTGTCTGTTACACAAGGGAAGATAGCAGCTCTCATCAGTGAGAGCGAGATTCAAGAGCTGCAAAACAGCGGAACTACAATGTACAGTAAACTTGGAAAGTTGGATTTGAACATCTCTGGACTTACGCAACAATACTCAAATCTTGCAACAAAATACGATTCTGTGACAAATCAGTACACAGCACTCGATAGCAAGTTATCTGAGTATAAAACCACCGTAGATGGATTATCAGCAAATCTTTCGCAGGTTAGTACTAGACTAAGTAATGATTACAGTACAACAGAAACAATGAATGCAGCTATTAAAGCAGCAGTAGACGAAATTTCGTTATCTATATCAAAAACATATGTCACATCGGAAATTCTATCTTCTACGAAAAGTGATTTAGATAAACAAGCAAAAGATTATGCTTCAAATGCAGAAAACTCTGCGAATGCCAATACGGATAAATTGCTAAAAGATTACGCAAGCAACAGTGATTTAAAATCTGCAAAAGATAGAGTGTCTGTATTGGAGACATGGAAACAAGAAGCTTCTGTCAAGATAACAGATTCTTCAATTGTAGCCACAGTTACAAAAAGTGCACAGTGGGCTGACAAAGCAGATAAATCTTCGCTCATTAGTCAAATTAATATGTCTACAGAGGGAATTACTATTAATAGCAGCTTAATAAAACTAGAAGGCTTAGTAACGGCAAACAACTATTTCAAAATTAATACAGATGGAAGCGTAGAAACTAAAAAAGCGGTAATCGGCGGTTGGAATGTAGATAATACAGCAATATATAAAGATATTGTATCGGGCGATACTACATATCGAGTATATTTTCAACCGCCACTGCAAAGCGCCCCAGATAGCACTTGGATATTATCTTGTCAAAAAAAGACAGGAGAAGGCTCTACTTTTTATGGGAGTTTTGTACTTTATTCTGATGGAAAAGCCAGATTTGGAACGACTTATTTATATCCAGACGGCTCGTGCGCATTAGGAGAAAACTTTAAAATAGATACCTCCGGCAATATGACAGCAGGTACATCAAAGATAAACTCAGATGGTTCTTGTATATTTGGAACAAATTTTAAGGTAGATAAGGCCGGAAACATGACAGCAGGTACATCAAAGATAAACTCAGATGGTTCTTGTGCCCTGGGAACAAATTTTAAGGTAGATAAGGCCGGAAACATGACAGCAGGTACATCAAAGATAAACTCAGATGGTTCTTGTGCCCTGGGAACAAATTTTAAAGTGGATAAAAGTGGAAATCTGAAAGTTGGAAGTACAGAAATTGCTTCTAGTGGAGATATAAGTTTTAAATCAGAAATATTAATTGCCACAAGCAGCGGAACGCCAGCGTGTACAGCGGCAAGTGGACATAGACTTAGCGTACTAACTAGAAACGGTTTACAGGTTGCAAATACGGACAATGGTAATCTTACGAGGATAGAGCCTGTTGGCATAACAACGAAAAATCTTACAGCATCAGGAACCAAAAAGCGAGTAGTAAACACAGATAACTATGCCGTCCGTAGTCTATACTGCTACGAAATGCCATCTCCTGTATTCGGAGACGTGGGAGAAGCTACTTTAGATGAAAGTGGCAAATGTATTATCATGATTGATGATATTTTTTCAGAAACGATAGTTACGAACATTGAATATCAAGTATTTCTACAGAAAGAAGGACAAGGGGATGTGTGGATAGAGAAAAAAGAAGATACCTATTTTGAAGCCGCTGGTACACCAGAATTAAAATTTGCTTGGGAGATAAAGGCGCGTCAAAAGGACTACGAAACGGAACGACTTGAGATTTTCGATGAGGAAGATTTTACTGACATAGATTACGCATCAGAAGCGGCAGAGATGGTAGATAATTTTTATAAAGAATTGGAGGTAGCATAATGAAGAAACTAACATCATTTACGCACCTGATTACAGGAGAAGGGGATAGAGTTGCCTATACATATTCAGAGGTTGATGAAAAAGGAAACATTAAAAGTCAGAATAATAAAGGAAACTTTATAGCAATTGATAGTGAGTTAATTACTCATATTAGAGCAATTCAGGAATTTATTCAAGAGAAACACTTGTAAAAATAATAGCCGCCATAGGCGGCTATTGAAAAGGAATTAAAAAACGATCCTAAAGGGTCGATATAGTATATTATATAATATTTTATATGATACACAATGATATTTATTGATATTATTGTGTATTTTTTAGTTCTCAAGGAGGTGATTGAAGTGAGAACAGCAGCAAACAAAAATAAGAAGAGCAAAAAGAAATATCCATGGCGAATTATTTTAGACAATGGAAGACAGATTCCTGTTCCAAGTCAGCATGATTTCAAGAGTGATTTTATTCAACACCATGGATGCAGCCTTGTAGGATTCTACATGGCTTTAAGATTTCGGGGCGTAAAGAAAACCATGCAACAGGTCTTACAGTATGCTCGAAAAAAACTAACGCGTGGAGCGAAGTATCCTCTGATGCAGGTTGCAAAAGGCATTAATCAGATTTGCTCTGGTAAGCCTGCGACATATTATAAGTCTTTGACAAATGCTCAGCTGGAAGCAAAGCTGCGAAAGGGTTACATGGTACTGTTTGAAGAGGGCAACCCGATTCATACCGTGGTATTGCTTGTGGACTCAAAAACGGGAAAGATTTGGAGGTTTTCGGACGGAAAGAAAAGTGTAGTAACTGTTAAGAAAGAAAATGTACGAAGGTGTACGAACAAAACATACAGAGGCGTAGTAATTGTAAAATAGGAGGAAAAGTTATGAAGAAGAAATTATGTTTAATGTTAGCAATGCTGCTTGTAGCCGGAATGATTATTCCGTCAAATGTTTCAGCAAGGACTGTTAGTAGAAATAATTATAGAAACATGATTTATGCAGCGGTATCTCCACGGCCTAAGGCAACAGCAGTGCAGAACAAATACGACAGTGAAAAAGATAGGAGAGTCATAGAGTACAAGTGGACCCCTGTGAAAAAGGCAACCGGATTCGAGAATCAATTTTCGAGAGACCCGAAATTTAAAAACAAGACAAAGACTTACATATATAAATTTTCCGGAAGCCCAAAAGCCCATTGGGCAGCTTTTGAGTGTGATTGCAAGAAAGATGATTGTGAAATGGTGCATGGAAAATACTATGTAAGAGTTCGGGCACTGTACGGAAAATACTATGGAAGATGGAGCAATGTATTAGTTTTTGCTGAGAAATAGGAGGGGAAGATTATGATTCAGGAAACGTTGAAATTACTTACAGGAAATTCATTTTTTGAAATTTTATTAATCGCTGTCGTATTAGACACTATCTTGGGAGTGCTCCGGGCGATTAAAGAACATAAGTTTAATTCTTGCGTAGGAATTGACGGAGCAATCAGAAAGGCGGCTATGCTGCTCAGCGTTGGGTTACTGATGCTTGTAGACATTATCATGCACATTAATATGCTCTTTATGATTCCGGAGCAGTACATAAAATTATTGGGTATTCAAAAATTAGGTGTATGCGAATTTTTCTGCCTGTTATTTGTTCTTTATGAGGCCGTTTCTATTTTAAAAAATATGACATTATGCGGACTGCCGGTGCCAGAGAGAGTTAAGAAATATATTCAAAAGTTTTTAAGTGATATGACAGACGAATTACCAGAAGGAGAATAATTATGAGTAAACTTTATCCAGATATTTCACATCATCACCCGGTCAAAGACTGGAATAAAATTGAGACCAACTGTCCTTTCATCATCACAAAGGCTACACAGGGTACTAGCTTTGTGGATAGCGCATTAAAAAAAATCATCAGCGAATGTGAAAAACGAAAGATTCCATACTGGTTATATACATACCTTGACAAAGGTGACGAATTAGCGCAGGCGAAGTTTATGGTAAATACGTGTAAGAAATTAATTGGTAAGTGTTTCGTAGGCTACATTCTCGATGTGGAATGCGGCAACAAAGCAGGTAACGTACAGAAGGCTCTCGATTATATTGAAGGACTTGGTTATAAATGCGGAATTTATCATATGTATGCAGACTATGCTAGTTATCATACTGTTATATCAAAGAGAGGGAACAACACGTTCTGGTGGGAAGCCAGATACGGCCGGAATAACGGTACATACAGTTCTAAATATCCGTGCCATCGTGGCGTTGACCTGCATCAGTTCAGCGATAAATGTACATGCCCTGGAATTTCAGACAAAATAGACCTTAACAGGATTACTGGACAAGGCAAAAACGAGACCTGGTTCTGTACACCGTTAGGCAAGGGCAATAAGAAAAAGAGCAATACAGAAATTGCAAAAGAGGTGATTGCCGGTAAATGGGGTTCTGGAGAAACACGCAAGAAAAAATTAAAGGCAGCGGGTTATGATTATAACGCAGTACAGAAGATTGTAAATAAGCTGTGTAAAAAATAA